GTCCAATCTGTAAATTAATTGGAGCATTCAAAATAGTTTCCAAGTTACAACACAACAAGTATGATAAAATTATCATAATTGATGATGATACGACCTACCACCCAGACCTCTTTTATGAATTAATAAATAATAAGACTAAAGATAATATTACTACTGGTTCTGGATTTGATTTTGAAAATGAACAATATAAGATAGTAGAAGGTAAGTGTGATGTATGTGAAGGGTATGGTGGTATATGTTTTGATATAGATCAGTTAGATGACTTCATACTTTGGTATGTAATGTTCTATAAGCATTTTAACTTCAAACAAGATGATGAAGTGTCAAAGTATTTACAAGCAAGTTTCCTAGGTGATGATTTTATTATATCAAATATTTATCCTAATAAGGAAGCGATACAACAAGGTCGTAGATATATCAATCCTCAACAATATGGATTTACCTCTGATGCTCTACACCAGAATAATGTGTTTGGGAGTAACATGGGTTCATATAAATACCTCAATGATAATATTGATGTGTTAAATTCCTTCAAAAACAAATATAGGTTAAATAAAAGCATACACGATGAAATACCTAGAATTCCTAGCACAACGAACTAATACATTCAAAGCGACAATGAACTGGATACACAATAACATTGAACCAAATAAGACATTTAATATAGTTGAATTAGGAACATCAAGATCCTTTAAGTCGTGGGGTATATCAAGCGATACAAGGAACTGGCATCCTAATGATCCTTCCAAATGGGCATGGAGCGATGGTTTCTTTACAAGATTATTCGCAGATAATATGGAAGGATACAATTTCAAGATATATAGTGTAGATCCTTGTGATCAGGCAGTAAGTGTATGTAAAGTAGTATGTGGGCATATCCCCGAAGTAAGTATACATCAAATGACATCAACAGAGTTCCTATCTAACTTTAACGAGAAAATAGATCTATTGTATATGGATCATTTGGAAAGTGGTAAGGAAGCATGTGATGTTCATTTACAAGATGCTAAATTGGTAGTTGAAAAGGATTTAATGAGTGATAAATCATTAATACTAATTGATGATACACCTGAAGGTAATACATTGAATAATTCAAAAGGTCATTTAAGTATACCATACCTACTATCGCAAGGGTATCATAAGGTATTACACGAATACCAATTGTTATTAAAGAAAGAATAAAATGTATGTATATGTAAATGCCAAAGAAAGCAAAGGGTCCCCAGATATTCAAAGTGCGCGATCCTCCCCCAGATAGTAAGTTTGATGATATCCACGAAAACCTACCACAGATGCCTTCATTAACACTAGTCATAGGGTCGGTCAGATCAGGTAAGTCAAATCTGTTGACAAATTTTTTTTGTAATCCTGAAATGTATAAGGATAAGTTTGACACTGTGAGGATAGTATCAACAACATTACATACAGATCATAAAGGTAAGATATTATCCAAGTATTTTGATTGTAGTGATGAGTATAATGATCAAATCATTGAAGATATAAAGAAGACACAGAGTGAATATGAAGATGAACTTCGCCCGACGTATGCTCTTGTGCTAGATGATGTCCTTACGCAAGATTTCAGTAAATCTAATGCCGTATCATTTTTCGCGACAAGATTTCGCCACTACATAGATATGTATGTAATTGCTACGCAGTCGTTCCGTGCTGTGAGTGGTCTTATCCGTAACAATGCTACGAATGTAATCGTATGTCGTTTACAGAATATGAAGGAAAGAGAGAAGGTTGCTGAAGAGTATGGTCCTATGGTGGGTGGGGAAGATAACTTCAATCAGTTGTATGATCAAATACATGGTAAACCATATCAGTATATGGTGATTGATTTACAATCAAATCCCGCCAGAGTGTTACGAAATTTTGAAGATGTAATGTGGGAAGGGAAACGCGAAGATTAAATTAATAAAATTATCATAAGAAAAAAATAACTATTAATAGAAAAATGGATTTATATGGTGGTGATACGCAAGCGATACAACTTGGTGCTTCCCGCAGAAGAGAAGTCAGCGATTTAAATGAACGTATATCCCAGCACAACAAAGATCTTGCTGATAATTTAGCAGGACTACAGGAAGGTATTAAAACACAGGCGACTATCCAGCAGGGTATCCAGACCGCACAGGGACTCTGGGGCGGTGCTGGTATGCCTGACAAGATAAAAGCATATCAAGATTGGAGAGCAGGTAAGACTGGTGGAACTAACCCAACCTCGGGCGCGACCAATACCCAGAAAGGAGTAACTGCTGGAGAAGACTTAACGGATTCAAATCAAGCAAAGGGATTGTTCGGTAAAGGTGTAAAGACTGGTGGTGGTGTTGAAAAAGTAGATACAAGTAATATTGAAGTTACTGCGAAGGATTATGATAGAGCGGGCAATGAAGTAACCGCAGGAGAAGATCTTGCTGAAACAGATAGAAGTCTTGGTGGAGCAGTTAAATCTGGTATATCAAGAGTAACTGGTGTTTCTTCCTCTGCTCTTGAAAGTGGATTAGAAACGGCGGGTAAGGGTTTAACAGGTATTGCTGCTGCTGGAACAATTGGTGAAGATTTATATAATGATTTCAAGAAAGGCGGTTGGGCATCTATGAACACTGGTGAAAAGATTGGAAATATATTACAGATTGGTGGTGCTGTAAGTGACATTGTTGGTATGGCATTCCCACCTGCTAAATTACTGGGCGGTATATTAGATGTAACGGCGGGAGTAACGGATGTAGTAAGCGAGAAGGTAGGAGAAGACACCCAGGAAAAGGACGCAGCAACTCAGGAGCAATCGCAGTTAGAACAGGGTGTAGGTCAAGAAGCAGTCCAGACACAAGTTACGGGACGCACACAATAAATTTTTTTTTCTTTATGTTAATTTTAATATTGTTAAATCTAAAATGAGTTTGTATTGGAGAGCAGATGACAATGTTAGAGTTGGTGAAACTAAAATATCAATTCCATCTGAAAATGGACTTGAATATACTCCTGGGCAGAAGATCCAGATGTATGTAGATGCTGGAACTAAATTCATGGACGGACGCGAAACCTACCTTCAAGCGGATTTTAAGATATCGTTACCCGCTGGCGCGACACCTACTCGTCTTCAGTTAGATAAAGTTGGTGGATCCCTGTTAATCAAGAATATCCGTATCTATGACGGAACTAGGGGCAATTTACTTGAAGAAGTATCATCATATGATACCTATGTAAGTGTTAAGTATGATTATGATAAAGATAAGAATTTAGAGAACTGGCGCGCCCTCCGTGAAGGATCTGCTGTTCATCAACCTGGTAATCGTGGGAGTGAAGGGACTTCCAAAACATCTATGGCAAATACACTAACTAATCCTTATTTCAAGAAAACCTCTGGAGATCAAAATGCCTCATTTAGTAATAGTGATTTCATTACCTGTAAGTTGAACCTCCCAATCCACACTGGTATCTTCGCCAATAGTGAAACAATCTTCCCTCTTATGTTAACACAGGGATTATACATTGAAATTGACCTCAATGATGCTGCTAGTGTCTTGAAGCAGTTAGATAGTGTGAACCGAGGCAATAGAACCAGATTGAATCCGTATTTCCATTCCCTCAATGGATCTACCGCGCCTGATGACTGGGCGAATGGTTCGGGAAGCAATACATTCTACGTATCAACTAAAAATAGCAATGTTGCTGTTAATCAGTTCCCATTTGTAGTTGGTGAAACGTTTAACTTCTGTTTGGATGATAACAATGGTTCAACTACTAATCTTTCAACAGGCGGTGCCACTGTGAGTGGAGAGATTAGTGAAATCAATTTATCATCTGCTGCGAATGGAAGTGCTGGACTAATTGAAATCAAGACTACTGCTACTCTTACAAATGCTGGTCAAAACATTTCAAGTGAAGAATATGTAATGTATTCTACTGCTGTTGAAGGTAAGAGTTCATATGATGCTTCATACACTCTATCAAATGTAAACCTAATTGTATCGCAAGTTCATTTAGATCCTGGATATGAACAGGGTATGATGAACAAAGTTCGTGAAGGTAAAGCAATTGAATTTGATATCATGTCATTAACCAACTACAAGCATAGTATTCTTTCAACTGATCGTCAAGTAACATTCCAGATCTTCGCCAACAATTCAAGAGCGAAGTCGTTGCTTGTTGTCCCAACGGACTCGTCAGTCTACAACTCCGCTGATCGTATCAGTGGTAATGGTGGATATGTTATCAAAGGCACAGCACCGAGCAATTCCAGTCAACCAACGAAGGATACGCAGGATGGATCTATTGTAAGTAATCGTGGTGGATATACTGGTATCAGCGACAGACTATCAAGTATTCAGTATACTATGAATGGTCGTCGTGTTCCATCAAGGGAAATATCTGTAAAGAAGATTGCTACGAAGAAATCTATTGATAGTTTTCATCTATATGAACTTGAGAAATGTCTTGACAATGCTGGTATCATACCTAAATCGTTCAGCGCTTTCCAAGATAACTTCTGCTTCGGTAGAGGTTTTGGTGTCCTCAATGGTGCTGCTGATCTTCGTGGAACGGACCTTGCTGTAATCCTTAAATACAACGAAACAGATGGTCCAACGAAAGGAAAATTATTCAACTCGTATGTATTCCACCTCCGTCGCTTGATGATTAAAGAAGGTGGAGTTGATGTTCAGTTTTAAAGAGTTTTTTTATTAATTTAATATTTATGAATCTTATATAAATACATTGTAAAATGACGTCAAGATATATAGAGATTCGCCCCGATAACATCCCTGCTGATGGTATTATTTCATTCAAGAATGGTTTCCCCGTTCTTTCATTTACCATATCTGCTCAAGAAGGTTTACTTGATCCACGAAGTGTCCGTATTGTAGGTGACTTCAAAGTATTCAAAGATAACCTTACTAATCCAACGCCAGTCCGTGATGGTGACAACCTTACAATGAACAATCGTCTAGGTATCTACAACATTATTGATAGTCTTACGATCCGTTCGCAGAGGTCTGCTTTGATCTGCGAGACGATTCGTCATTATGCTAAATTCATGAATTCCTACCTAGCGCTTACATCATCGCTCCAAGATCAAATGGGACACCTCCAAGAAACTTGCCTAATTTACCCAAATGCCGAAGCATTCCGTAAGAATGTTATGGAGTCGCCAGCAAACGCAAGTAAAACCAACTCATTTTCTTTCCACGTGCCTTGTGGTTTCCTCCAGTCAGGTCAAATGGTAAATCTTCGTCAAGATGCCTTTGGTGGAGTTCAGATAGAATTCTTACTTCAACCTGATGTAAATGTATTGTATGCTACAAATGGATCTTCATTAAATGTTGAAGATGCCCACTACCAATTATCCAACCTGAAACTTACATGTGAAGTAATGGACATTCCTGGTGGATCGCCACCCGAAGCATCTGGTGTATATGAATTCAATACGATTACTTCATTGTATACATCTATTAATTCAACTAATGCGCAACTCCAATACAATCTTGCGCTCCGTAATGTTCTAACAGCATTTATGACATTCTGTCCTGTATCGCATATTAATACCATTACTGCGGATAGCACACCAACTACTTATCCTCAAGGTAAGACAAGTGTAACTGATATTGCTGAAATCAAGAGAGTTCAGTTCCTCAAAGGTGGTGCTAAATATCCTGCTGACTTTGATTTCGTGAATAACTTTGTTACTGATGCGAATGTAACTCTACCTGATCCGCAGATTGTAAAGGGATTGTATGATGCTATTGTTCCTGAAGGATCAATGGGTAAGTATGCTATATCGCCAGTCAATATGAACAGAGAATACAACTTGACTACTTCTAGTGCTGAAAATTCTTACTCTAACATCGCGGAAGGTGGATCTGTTATGGCACTCGGTGTCCGCTATGGTATTGGTGGAGCAGGTGAAGACTTTTCTACGGAGCAGTTTGGTGTATCCATTGATAGCGAGAAACTCGTAGATAGTCCTACTGGTGTATACATATTTATTAAGGCAAAAGCACAATTGGTATACTCGCCGAATGGAGTTCAGTTAATTCAATAATTTTATTTTCTAATGTTAACACAAATTTTTATCCTACATATGATAATTTTAATATGTCAAGTTATCATAAACATGGACGTAGATAGTGGAAGCGTTACCCCGACTAATGATACTATTCCAAACTTTATTAAATTAGATCAAATCCCTGTGAACTATATTCAGCAGGTTGAAACCGATTTACTTGAACCCGTCGTATTCAATCAGGGTGGTGTTGCCACCGATGGATTCGCGCGATTTACCTTACAGAACAAAGGATTCCTTCATTCGCACTCAAAGTTATTCCTTTCATTACAACCAGCATCGGGTGTTACTGACGGATACCTTCCACCACATGTAGGTATCGGGCAAGTTATTAAGAAAGCAGTATTCAAGGTTGGTAATAAGGTCTTGAATGAATTAGATGAATGGGCAGGTCTATTTGCTGTCAAATCAACTTTAATTACCAATGAAGTTAATTTAGAACGTGAACAATACACCACTGGTCGTGTATTCAATAAAGGATTCGCATACAATGATGGATCTAATGTAAATGCTTCATCAGTCTTACTTGACAATGGTATGGAACCCGACTCTGCTAATGATGTTGAAAGTCCTAACTGGGCGAAGTTTACTCATGTATCAGAGAACGATTGTCCAGCATATCAGTTAGATTTAAGTGATCTATTCCCTTTCCTTAAGGTTAACCAACTCCCATTATACATGATGGACGAAGCAATCAATATTGAACTTACTTTCCAACCTACCAGATACTATCGTCTTCAAGTTGCCCAAGGTCAGGCAACAAACATTGAAATGAACATTATTCGTAATGATCTTAAGTTCTGCGCGGATTACATCTTCTACGGAGCAACGGATCAAATGGAAAGATACAAGCAGGCAAATCAAGATATGTCATTTACCTTTGTTGATTATCGTGTCGTAGAACACACCACGAATTCTACTAAACTGGCATCTGGTATTATTCAAAATCTTGGTATGGCAAATCGTCAAGTTCCAAGAGTTCTTGTTACATTCCCAGTCAATCCTGCTACTTACAATGAAGATAGTATCCTCGGTCAATATGTATCCCGTTGCCCTGAAGTGAATGCTTCTGGTAATAAAATACAGGATACTGAATACAATATCCGTTACAATGATCGTTATGAGTTTACGAGTGATATTGATAATACTGCTCGCCTTATGTCAACCTTTACGGAAAGTGAAGGAGTCCCGTATGTTTCAAGAAGTGATTTCAGCGATGAAGGTGTATATGGTAAATACAGCGATGTAGTAAAATACAATGGTCGTGTCTTGGGTAATGCTCCTGGACTTGGTCCTGGTGGATCTGTTCAAGGACACTTCTTCAACCTTGGAACGAAACTAACCAATGGTCGTGTAGGTCAAAGAGGTATTGAACTTCATATCAAGGGTGGTTGGTCTTCGGTTGTTCCCGTAGATAAACTCCGTGTATACTGCGAATACATGCGTATCGCTAGACTACGAAATGGTATGATGGAAATATTTAATGCTTAAATCATTTAAGAATAATAATCTAGTATTATGTAAAAGATGGAAAAGATTAATACCGATAACGTTTCTAAATTAATTCAGGCATATCGCCCAAATCTAAAAGAGAACTCATTGAAGCAATATGCCTTTCATTTGACTAAATTGAAATCATTATTTGAGGATAATAATTTCAACTTTCTAAACAATCCTGACAAAGTTATGGATAAAATAAAAAACAATGCGTATACTTCCAAACGCAATACATTGAACTCAATAATTATCATATTGAGATCTGTGAATGAAAAGGATACATTAATAGACCAATACGTCGCAAAGCGCGATGAATTTAATGAGCAGTATGCTGATGAACAAGCAAATGGTGTCATATCAGATAAACAAAAGGATAATTTTATTAGTGTTGATGAATTTACAAATATGTTGAAGCAAATGGATTGTGATATCAAGCACAATAAATTGAAAAAAAAAGGTGCTGATAAATTATCCTCCACAGAACGTGAACTACTAATGGTCTATACAATGTTCAGTATATTGATTGAATATCCTACTCGTAATGATATGGCAGGTATGAAGTATATTAATAAATCAATGTATAATAAACTAACTGAACAAGATAAAAAGGATAATAATTATATTGTAACGGATCGTAGTAGTCTTATGATGATATTAAATCAATACAAGACTGCTGCGAAGTATGGAGAGAAGAAGATCCCAATATCTAAACCAGTTGAGAAGATCATACGAATGTATATAAGATCAACAGGTATTAATGTAGGAGATACTTTATTTGTGAAGCGTGATGGAGAACCACTAACTCGTAATGGTGTGTCAAAGGTATTGATAAAGATGTCGCAGAAGTATATTAAAAAAAATATATCTACTACTATGATTAGGAAGATCGTTGTAAGTCATAAGTTCGCTAAACTAAAGGAAGAACAGAAGGATATGGCATATGTAATGTGCCACGATGTTAATACGCAAAATGCTGTTTATGTGAAGTCTAATTCATAATAACACTATCGCCCTTTGACTTGCGTGCGGGTTTGCCCGCCACCATTGGTTGAATGCCCCCGATGTTACTCATATGGCGCGCCGCGATGAGTTTCTTGACCTCCTGCTTTGTGATCTTGTATCCCTTTTTGTGGTCGTGCTTACTATCGGGCATACCGAATGAACAGGACAATCCTTTGCCCTGTTCTGCCCTGCGGTTCATAGTGCGCAGACCCTTTGAATACTTACCGCGACCCATTGCGTTTGAGAGTAGTTGCGAGTGTTCGTGGTTATGTAAGATGCTCTTGTTTGTTTTGATATGTTCTTACGAAACAATCTTTCAAATTTTGGGAAAAAGACCTCCTGATGTGTTCATAAAAAAAATTACCTAATCTATGACTACCTATCTACCTATCTAGTTCTTTTTTGTCTATTGATCCTGAGCGCACACTTCCAGGAAGTCGTATACACTTTCTTCGCACACATGATACTCGGGAACCAGTGTCCAGATCCTTGAGCGCAGACCCCAACCCGCAAAGGGTGGAAGTTCGCTTCCATCAGGATTAGTATCGTATTTGTCGGGGTCTTCAAACAACAGGTGGTAGTAGGGAACTGCGGGACCTTCGGCGCCGTGGAACACAGGATTTCCAGTGTGTTCGGGGGTTTCCAGGAACATCCCGTGCGTGGACTTGATATCGTCCAGTGCGGCGGCGAACATGCGCTGGTGGGTTGACATGGTCATACTCGCGATTTGACTGGTGTGGGCGTTTGACTCTTGTTGACTGGTAAGATCAGTTTGTTTGTTTTGATATGTCTTCCAGAAACAAAGTTTCAAATTTTGGGAAAAAGATCTAGGAACATCAGGTCTTGTCATTAATCTTGTCTTGTGCGTATTAATAGATTAATT